GGCAACTGGAGCGCCGCTACGGTTGGAGGAGCGGAAAGCATTGCGGTCGTTACCGGGTATGGCAGCAAAGCGAAAGGTGCTGTCGGCTGTTGGCTGGTGCTCACGGAACGTGATGAAAAAATGCACATTTTAGGCGTTCAGGCTGTTTGCGTAGATGGAGAAACCATCAAAGCGGATACGTTTTATATGCTGAAAAACGGCGCGATTATAGAGGTGGATGAATAATGAAAGACAAGAAGCTGTTTCGCAAGCTGATGGATTTGGTTCTCGAAAAAGAACCGGAGAGCGGCGTAGAGGTGAATGTATCCAGTTTGGATTGCACTTCCGGAGTATGGATTTTCAAAATGAAGGGTGGAAAGCCTGACGGCGTAAAAGCTCATTACACGCCAATCTCCGGAGACGACAGTTGGTATAAGTGGCAGGGCGATTTACCGGAGCGCGTAAGCGTCGAAGAAGTGTTGGAGGCACTGCGCAATGCGTGATACATTGACCGGCTGCCCCGAGCGGGCGTTAGAGCCGCCGGAGAGGGCAGACCAGAACAGGCTTAACAAGCTGCAGGATATGCGGGAAGCCGAGACTGCTATTGGCCTGTATCTGGAGAATTATAAACACCTATTCAGCATCGAGATTAAGAACTTCTTGCTTGATTTACGGATTGCTGTGCAGGATTTTGAACAGGAGGACGAACCATGAATTTATACGAATTGACGCAGGAATTTGCGACTGCAATGCAGGCAATCACGGTAGACCCTGAGACCGGCGAGGTCAGCGGCTTTGAGGCTGTAGACGGTCTGGACGCGGCGTTTGAGGACAAGGCCGAGGCGTATGCCGTCACCATCAAGAACCTTGACGCAGAGATTAAGGCGCTCAAGAACGAGCGGGACAATCTCAAGGCGCGAGAGGATGCGACCAAGAAGCGCATGGAGTACATGAAGCAGCACCTTGCGGACAGTATGCTTGCTGTAGGCAAAGACAAGATCAGCACGCCGAGGGCTGCGCTGTCGTTCCGCAAGAGTATGCAGGTGAGCATTACCAATGACGTAATGGTGCCGGACGATCTGTGCAAGGTGGTTATCGACCGTAAGCCGGACAAGACAGCAATCGGTAAGCTGCTGAAATCCGGCGAGACCGTGCCGGGCGCAGAGTTGGTAGAAAACATGAATTTGCAGGTGAAGTGATATGGCGGAAATCTATCAGGCAATTATCGGCGTTATGTCCGATATTGGCGTAATCGGAAAAGAAAAGCGTAATACACAGCAGGGGTTTAAGTATCGCGGTGTTGACGACGTTATGAACGCTTTGCAACCGGTTATGGTGCAGCACGGATTGTTTGTTGTGCCGGAGATCATCGACCAGAAGCGCGAGGAGCGGCAGACCAAGAACAAGGGTAATCTGATTTACTCGGTCTGCACGGTGCGGTATACGTTTTACGCCAAGGACGGCAGCAATGTGCAATGTGTTGTGATCGGTGAGGGCATGGACAGCGGCGACAAGGCAACCAACAAGGCTATGAGCATTGCGTTCAAGTATGCTTGCTTTCAGGTGTTCTGCATCCCCACCGAGGAAATGAAAGACCCTGACGCAGAAGTACACGAGGTAGTACCGAAGAATGAGCCTGCGGAGAATCCGGCTGTAACAGCTGTTAAGGCAAAGGCGAATGAAGTCAAGCGGCTGTTAGTTGAGGTATGTGGCGGAGACAAGGAAGCAGCACGGCAGGCATGGAACGAGGAATACAAGAAAGATTCCGGCGATATTGTGAAGATGAACGCTGCGCTGATCGAACTGGGCGAGAAACTCAAAGTGCTGGAGGCTATGAGCCATGACGCATGAGTTTGATCATGCACAGGTAGTGCATAACGATCTCGGCAACTGGTTGTGTTTGCATATCAAGAACGCGCCTATGGCGCGGGTGGAGTGCGAACAGATGAAAGAGGGCAAGACCTATATCGCCGAGATCAAGAAGAAGTACGACAAACGCTCAGGACGGGCAAACGCTTATGCGTGGGCTTGCATGGGAAAACTGGCTGCAAAGCTGGGAATCAAGCGGGAGGAAGTGTACCGGCAGTACATCCCCGAAATCGGGGACAATTATCGACTTGTGCCGTATGTGAACGGTCAGCAGAGAGACTTTATCGCTGACCTGTGGAGCAAGCAAGGCCTCGGATGGGTAACGCAGGATTGCAATGGCGGTTATCTGATGTGCTTCTACGGGTCGAGCACTTACAACACCTTACAGATGGGTCGGCTTATCAATCTGATCGTGCAGGACTGCAAGGAGCAGGGTATTGAAACCGAACCGGAGAGTACGGTGATTGGTTGGCTGAGTAAATGGAAGCCGGAGGAGCGCGGGGTATGAAGTGGAGAAACTACAAGAGATTTGCAAGAAACCCCGGCGAATTTTCGCACAAATACGAGTGCTGGGCTTATAACCACAGAGGTTGGGCAAAGATGAAAAAAGCAAATCGCCGGACGGCAAAGCGCAGACTGGAACGCGCGGCGAGAAAGGACATGGAAGAATGAGACGGCAGACCAAGTTTACCGGCATTAGCCCGGCGGTATGGCGCGAATGCTGGGAGCGGGACGGCGGCATTTGCCGCCACTGCGGGAAAGGCGGAGTGTTGCAGGCGGCACATTATGTCAGCAGAGCACGCGGTGGCATGGGTATCCCGACAAACCTTGTGATGCTGTGCCCGGAGTGTCACAGAGACGCAGATCAGGGCGACGGCAAGGAAATCAAGCGGGAAATGCGGGAGTACCTGCAAAGCCTCTATCCCATGTGGAGCGAGGGAAACCAGAAGTATACGAAAGGGACGGGACGATAAATGGAAAAGCTGTTACTTACGCGCAAGGAAGCGGCGGACGCGCTGAACATCAGCGTGGACACACTGGACGAAATCCACAAGGCGGGTTATATCCGCTGCGTGCGTATCGGCGCTCGGGTGTATTACACGCCGGAGGAACTGAAATCGTACATCACGAAGGAGATTTGCAATTATGCTGAATAAGGGAATTTTAATGGGTCGGCTGACGCGCGACCCGGAGCTGAGACATACGCAGAGCGGCACGGCGGTTTGTTCGTTCACGCTGGCGATTGACCGTGACCGCAAGGACGCGAACGGCGAGAAACAGACAGACTTTATCGACTGCGTTGCATGGGGCAAGCAGGCAGAGTTTGTTTCGCAGTGGTTCAGCAAGGGTATGATGGCAATCGTTGTTGGCCGTACCCAGTCCCGCAAGTGGCAAGACCAGAACGGTAACAACCGTACCGCAATCGAACTGAACTGCGAGGAAGTCAGCTTCGGCGAGACCAAGAAGAACCGCGAACAGAACAGCGGTAACAGCGATTTTATTCCGACCGACGAGGCGGACGATGACGAACCGCCGTTTTAACAGGTGGTGAGGGACGATGAACGGGCACATTAAACTGCACCGTGCGCTTACGGAGTGGGGGTGGTACAAAGACCTCCCCACCTGCAAGCTATGGCTGCACGTCCTGCTGAGAGCCAATTACAAGGCTTGTGAGTGGAAGGGGATAGAAATACCGCGTGGTGCGTTTGCAACAAGTTATGCGGAACTCGCGGCGGAAAGCGGGCTGTCTGTGCAGCAGGTACGGACGGCGATCGGTAAACTGAAAAAGACCGGCGAAATCACGGTGGAAACCAATCGGCACTACACCGTGATTACCGTCAGCAAGTATGACGAGTACCAAAGTTGCGAGCGGGACGAAGTGCCGGAATCGGCAAAATGTCCGCCGAAGCCTAAAGCGCCAAAGTCGGAAAAGCCAAAAGAGCCGGACTGGACGGAACGGTTTAACGAACCGGTACGCTCGGCGGTCGAGGATTGGCTCAGATACAAAGCTGAACGCAGGGAAGGGTACAAGCCGACAGGATTAAAAAGCCTGCTCAGCGCCATTGAGAATCGCGTAAAGCAGAACGGCGAACAGGCAGTAGCCGAGGTTATCCGGCTGAGTATGTCGCAAGGTTGGAAGGGTATCATTTGGGACAGAATCGGAGACAAGCCGAAGAAACCCAAAGCGGATGCGCCGATGTTTAACGGTGCGCCCGCCGCCAGCGACTGGGAAAGTGAGTGGGCGGCACGAGTGAAAGCCAGCAGAGGTGAAAGGTGAAATTTGTAATCAAAGGCCCGCTGCCGGGACTGAATGAGCTGATCGAGGCGGAACGGCGCAACCGGTACTTAGGCGCACAACTGAAAAAGAAGTGCGAAACCGTTGTGATGCACGCGGCAAGACAGCTCGGCGGTGCGGAGTTTGAAGAACCGGTGTATATGATATATCACTGGTACGAAAAAGACCGGCGACGGGACAAGGACAATATCTGCGCGTTCGGCAGGAAGGTAATTCAGGATGCGCTGGTCAAGGCGCGGTATCTGTCGAACGACGGTTGGAAGAATATCCGAGGGTTTGAAGATCACTTTGAGGTGGATGCGAAGAATCCGAGGATTGTGGTTGAGATTTTGGGAGCGGATGAGGATGAAACAGGTTAAATGCGAGTTGTTCTGCGATAATTTCCAGAACTACAAGCGTTACGGAATTCCGAAAGCACAGCTTGTGATTG